TTTTCTTCAGGCGGTTCTGTTATAGATACTTACAACTACGACAGATAAAAAAGGGAAAAAAAGGAAAATGGCTCACAATATGCGACGACCAAAACAATCACGTGTAGGCTTAGAACCTCAAGAAGAAAAGAAAGCAGGAGTTCTTCCACTTCCTAAACGAAGACCTTCTCCTTATCCTCGTTCATCAGCGGCATACGGAATGGCTTATGGTGGTACAGTTGTTGACGGGTACGAATACGAAGGCGGCATAAACGGAATTAAAATGGCTGCTGTAAGAAAAAGTACTCCTTCCAGTAAGCACCTAAAGAGAAATCCTGTACATAAGAGAATACACGGGATCTCTCCAAAACCGTTTAAGAAGTTAAAGAAGGTAGCTAAAAAAGGATCAAGTACTCCTTCCAGTAAATCCCGTAAAATTAATCCTATCTTTAAAACTAAAAAAGCCGCTCGCGGCGGAAAGATTAAATAGTCATGGCTGGTCAAGCTTTAGTACCTATAGTAATCGTAGGACTAGGAGCTAAATTAGTAGCTCCTCATATAGCTAATATGTTAATAAAGAACGGCATGGCTACTGCTGGTAAAGCTTTAGCACGGACCTCAAAGAATGTTGTTGAAACTATGGAGGCTCTGCCCAATTGGGTTATGAAACAACTTCAAGGTAGAAATGTAGCGGCTGCGAAAAGAGAAGGCCCGTCAACAAAACAGATCCATGCAGAAAGAAGAGCAGCAAGACAAAAAAGAGCAGCCGAAAATAAAAAGAAAAAGGAAGAGCAAAGGAAACGGGGAGCAGCACAACGAAAAGCTGCACAAGAGAAGAAGGAAGCGGAAGCAAAAAGAGAAGTAGAACCAAAAGAAGACAAGCTTACCTTTGAAGAAAAAGGTAAAATAATAAGTCGTAAAAACTTAGAAGATGCTGGTATTACAGGTGGAAAGTATGATAAAACCAATCCTGAACATAGAAGGCTTTATGGACAGTGGGCAAATAAAAAGAAAGCGGCAGAGAAACTGTTAGAAGACCGGACATTTCAAGCAAATCTAAAAAGTAAGAGAAAAATAGCGGCTGCAAAAAAGGTAACCAAAGCACCAGTAACTCCTCGTTCTCAACAAAAAATGTATCTTCCCGGTAAAAAAGAAACAACTAAAATAAAAAAAGGCGGCAAAGTATTTAATAAAGGTGGTAAAGTATTTAACGGTAATGATTTTGTTAGAAGTTTTTATGAAGGAGGCTCTGTATAACTATGCCCCAAGTAGGAAGTACTCATTTTCCATATAATCAGGCTGGCCGAAAAGCCGCTGAAGACATGGCTTCACGTACTGGACAACCGCTTGTCAAACAACAGGGGTACAAACACGGAGGTGGTGTGCCTCTTGAAATGTCTGAAAGTGGTTGTATGGTAGTTGAAGGATATAAGCCTTTAACAAAGAAAGCCTGATCTAAAATGGGACAAGGATACGCACCTCCCGCCAACAGTAACCTGATGCAAGCTTCACCCGTGTTGGGACGTAATCCAAACACGTACCGTAACTATATGGAAGGGCAGCATCAGGGAAGACTAGCCCAATCACAAAACAACACTCCACAACAAATGAATCCACAACAGATGCCGCAACAGATGCAGCCACAACAAATGCATCCACAACAGATGCCACAACAGATGATGAACCTTCAACAACCGATAGTTAACCAGCATATGGCAAACATGGTTCAACCTTTTGCATCTTCTTTAAATCCGTACTTGCCACAAAACCAACAACAGTTGTCAGGCGGTCTTGCATCTTTACCGGGAGCAGCACAGTTTGGAAAAGGCATTGCATAACGTGTTCGATTGGAAAAATGTTCTTCAACTTGTATTTGGTTTGTCAACAATAGCAGGATTACTTTTTTTAATTTTTTATGCAACAGGATAAACTGTTGTGCTTACTTCTTCTGCCAACGCAAGTGAACTTGCTCTTCGTGACCGCCTTTTTGAAAATATAATAGGTGCTTCTTCTTCTGACTTCCTTACATTTGTGCGTTTTATGGCTCCTCTTCTTATAGCGGATTTTCATATGGGGCGACACATAGAACTTATTTGTAGCAAGCTTCAAGAGGTAGACGACGGTGTATGTAAACGTCTTATGGTTTTTCTTCCTCCTCGTTCAAGCAAGTCCGTTATTTGTTCAAAGCTTTTTCCGGCATGGTATATGGGACGGCATCCAAATCACGAAATACTGAGTGTGTCACACAGTGACCAGCTTTCATCTGACTTTGGTCGTGCGGTACGTGACCTTGTTGGAAATGAAATGTTTCAGACGATCTTTCCGTCAGTACGGCTCCGAAGTGACGTACGCTCTGCTGGAAAATGGCAAACAAATCACAATGGGGTGTATGTAGCGGCTGGTGTTAAAACACAGATTGCAGGTCGTGGCGCACACGTAGCTATTCTTGATGACGTAATGTCGGAAGAAGATGCATTCAGTGAGGCTGGAAGACGGTATATAAAGGAATGGTTTCCGGCTGGTCTGCGTACCCGTCTTATGCCGGGGGGAGCTATTGTCATAATTAACACACGTTATCACGAAGATGACATATGCGGATGGCTTCTCGAAACAGAAGGCGGGAGCGGTGACTACGGTGATGAAGTTGTGAACCCGTGGGAAGTAATCAAAATCCCTGCTTGGCTTGACGAAGAATCTGCCAAACTTCTTAATCTTCCGGTTGGATCTTCTTACTTTCCAGAGTGGAAACCTGACCACGTTTTACAACTGGACGAATTGGAAATTAAAAGACACAACGGTAGTAAGTACTGGCAATCCCTTTACATGCAGGATCCTACACCTCAAGATGGGGGAATAATAAAAAAAGGATGGTTCAAATCATGGCCTCACGAAGATCCTCCCGAATGTCAATTTGTTATCCAAACAATGGATACTGCTTTTTCTGCAAAGACTACGGCTGACTATTCTGTGATGCAGACGTGGGGAATATTTGAAAAGTATGAAACTGATAGTGCGGGAAAAGAACGATGTGTTCCACATCTTATTCTTCTTGGTAATATACGTGAGAGGTTTGAATATCCTGAACTTCGTATAACAGCACAAACAGAGTATGAAAAACATAAACCTGATGCTATTATGATAGAAAAGAAAGCGTCTGGTCAATCTCTTATTCAGGACTTGAGAAGGGCTGGCTTACCAGTTTTGGAGTTTAATCCTGACCGTGATAAAGTAAGTAGAGCTACGGCTGCAACTCCTTTTTTTGAATCAGGACGTGTGTGGTTACCGGAATATAAAGATTGGGCTTTGGATCTTATAGATGAAGCAGTTAGTTTTCCAAATGCCAGATATGATGATCAGGTTGACGCAATGGTAATGGCTGTACTATATATGAGAGACTCATGGCATGTATCACACGAAGATGATCCCAATTATGATGCTGATGAAGAAGATGAAAACATTTATAAACCCGGACGAAAAGGATATTGGAATTTTACAACGGAGTCTTATGTCGGATAATGAATTAATAAAGATCCTTACGATAGAAAGAGATGACGCACGAGAAAGACGTAATAGTTTAATAAAGGAAATAATTGACATAAAAGGACGATTAAGGGACTTAATACATGGCAGTAGTTGAACGGAATATGTTTTCGGATCTTCCCGGCGGTCTATCACAACCCCAACCGAAAATTAAAGAAAGTGAACTGGAAATAGAACTTGAAGACCCGGAAGGGGCTGAAGAGCTTGGTTACCAGACAACGGAAATTAATCCTGAAATGGAAGAAGCACAACAGGATCATTATGCAAACCTTGCAGAATTTCTGGATGATGAAGAACTACAGGAACTGGGTGAAACGGTTGCTGAATCTTACGAAGCAGACAAGGAGTCACGGGCGGAATGGGAGTCAACCTTTGAACGTGGTTTTGATCTTCTTGGTTTAAAATTACAGGAAACAACAGAACCGTTTGAAGGTTCGTGTACAGCAGTATCACCTCTTATTATTGAATCTGCTGTAAAGTTTCAGTCAAAGGCAACAATCGAACTGTTTCCGTCTGGTGGTCCTGTTCGTACCCAGATTATAGGAGAAGTTAGTCCTGAACGCGAAGATCAGGCCAATCGTGTTCAGAACTTTATGAATTACCAGTTTACGGAACAGATCACAGAATACTTTGACGAATTTGAAAAGATGTTGTTTCACCTTCCGTTGATTGGATCTGCATTTAAAAAGATGTACTACGATCCAAGTATTAAACGACCTTGTTCTGAATTTGTTCCTGTAGATCAGTTCTACGTTTCATATCATGCAGCAGATCTTCAAAAAGCTGAACGGTATACTCACGTTATATTCCGTACTCCCCACGAAATGGAAAGAGATATTCTGTCCGGTATGTATATGGATTCGGATCTTTCTGAAGCAACGGCTCCTGATCCTAACTCATTTACAAGCAAGATTGATTCCATAATGGGAATAAGTCCGGCTGAGAATTACGATCTTCAGTACGTACTTCTTGAACAGCATTGTCACTTAGATCTTCCTGAACCATTTGCCAGCCCGGATGGAATTGCCCTTCCTTATGTTATTACGGTTGAAGAAGAAAGTAATAAAGTAATAGCCATACG